CCTCTGTGTTTGAACACAGACAATATCCTTGCCTACACAACATGTTAAACAAACAAAAATGGGAACAGTTAGATTTAATTAATAGGATACAAAACCACGAACTCAAAGATAAATTATTAAACTTAAGTTTTGTATCGGCTACAATTAATTTAGCTGTTCCCTCCTCTATCCAATTCCAACACACCCACCAAGAAAAATACAGCCTACTCTATTATATAAATATGGAGTGGAAGCCTGAGTACTATGGTGAAACACTTTTCTTTAATGACTTGGGTACTGAAATAGAATATACAAGTCTGTTTAAGCCGGGAAGAATAGTATTCTTTGACGGAAATATCCCGCACACAATAAGACCTTCATCCCACAATGCGCCTCAGTATAGGTTTACTCTCTTTGCTAGCTTTAATGAAAAGAACTATATAGAGCAAGCAAAAAATAGTTCTTGACAAGGCATCATAAATTTAGTATAATATAATAATGAAAAATGAAAAAGAAAAGACAAGTTTTATGAATTGGTGTAAGTTTATGTTTGATGAAAACACTAACGAAAGGTGGTTGAACGGTCAACACCCTTATAAAGATTTTAATACTTATTACAGAAAAAACCTAGAGTTTTTAGAGAATAAGTATGAAAAAGAAAATCAAGTAACTACACTGTCCTTATCATGAACTTTAATCATTTGCGAGAAGCAGGTGAAACTTATACACAACATCTTTGGTGTACTATTAAGTATGCCTTTTTGTTCATAGGTTTAGCAACAATTATCTTAATTCATGGTTTAATACCTTTTATACTAACCAATACTGCTAGTAATAGAATTAAAAAATTAAACAAAGAACTTACCAGTAGACAGAATACTGTAAAGACACATTGAGCGAAACAGGAGATATAGTGCGATGGAAAAAAGTAATCTTACTTTTAATGAAATACAAGTTTTAGCCAGAGCTTCAGAGTACATAGCTAGTACATATAAAAAACATTATGCCCAAGGCGCTATACAAGCAACAGAGTTTATAAATGCTAATGGTCTTGGAGAAGGTTTTTGTTTAGGAAACATAATAAAATATGTACAGCGTTATGGTAAGAAAGGAAAAGGCTATGAAGCTAGAGAGAAAGACCTTTTTAAGATAATACATTATGCAGTTATATTATTGCATGAATTAGAACAAACAGAAGGTAAAGGAAAATTTTAACAGAAAGGGCAAGCTTATGAGAAAATTTTATGGACATAACAGAAGTGCCCTTATGGCAATGGATATCCGCCATATGGATATCAACGTGGGGTATCGTAGTATATAGAACATGGAGTACAATTAAACGGGAATTACTAATAAGATTTCCAGAGCATTCCATAACACGACAACCTATACTACACATGTTAATATATGTTGTAAGTATAAATTTTGTATTACCTATTGTAGGATTACCTATAGCGCTTTTCGATACTCGTAGAGATAGCTGGGTAAAGGCATATGTTAAAGCATTAGGGAGACAAGATGATACACACACGTAAACAGATAGAAGAAAAGTTAGATGGGTTAGAAACCTATGTGAAACAACAAAAAGGTGGGATAATACGAGATATAGAGTTACAACAAGTACATCAGTTCATTGTAGAACTAAAAAATGACCTTGTTGATACAAAAAAATAATTCTTGACTTATCCTTAAATTTCTTATATAATATATATTAATCAAGGAAATTTTATGGGCGAAAGATTTTATAATGAACAGCTTGACAAATACGGCACTTGTGCTGGATTTAAAGGCACTAACAGAGGAAGAAGAATGGCTTGGACAGATGAAAGCAAAGCAGAAGCAGTTGATATGTATACAATTGCAGAACCTACTCCAGAAACAAGTATGGAAGTAGTAAAAGAAATAGCTGACGAATTAGGTGAGAGCCCTAACGGAGTCAGAATGATACTAACACGCGCAGGTGTATATGTTAAGAAAACACCAGCAAGTAAAAGTGCAAGTACTGGCGGCGCTACAGGCGGCGGACGAGTAAGCAAGGCTGATGCACAAGAAGCATTAACCTCAGCTTTACAAGATGCTGGTATGGAAGCAGACGACACTATTATTAGTAAACTAACTGGTAAAGCAGCAGTTTATATTACAGGCATAGTACAAAAACTAAACAGCTAAATACATACCATTATAGACAGAAAGAGTTTTCTTTATATAATGGAGTATTTAAGTGGAAAAAAGCACGTTCAAGGACAGAGTCCAAGAATATGGCGATGCCGTAATAACTTATAGAAGTACAAATTCTAAAAAGTTAAAATATAATGTATGTACTTTAGACTTTGATAATAAGTATATCCAAACAAAGAAAAATAGAGCAAAAGAGACTAATGAAACTGTTTTGCTCTTTTGTTGGGATACAGATTCTTATAGATTACTAAAGCCTTCAAACGTAACACACATTGTTCCCCTTCAGACTATTCTGAGGAACAGACGATGAAGATACATGAAGCGCCTGAGGTATACGAAAAGATAATATCAGAGAAAGAAAGTGGTACAGAGCAAATTAGACTAACAATAAATGAGTTTAGAGGTATAGAGTACCTACATCTTAGGAAGTATTACTTAGACTTTGATGGTGATTTCAAGCCATCGAAAGACGGGGTAGCTATGTCTCTAGACTTTGAGAACTCACGAGCGTTGTTCGAGGGATTAGTCGAGATTCTGTCCTTAACAGAAGTTAAGCAGATACTCGAAACTCACTTCAAAGATATTTTAGATGAAATTTACCTTAACTAAAAATATGACTTGACAAAACCCTTAATATTGTGTATAATATTCATATGAATATTTTTATATTAGACAACGATATTGACACATGCGCAGAAAGTCATGTGGATAAGCACGTAGTAAAAATGCCGCTAGAGTCGGCACAGATGCTGTGTACAGTTCATTGGATTCAAAAGTTTATAGGTTATACACCTAGAAAGCTAACTTCCGAAGAACTTGCCGTGCTTAAAGATGCAAAGAAATTAACAGACAGACCCTTCCCATATTTACCAGCAATGCCAAATCACCCCTGTACTATTTGGGTGAGAGAATCGCTTGACAATTATGAATGGCTCTACTGTTTAAGTCTTGCACTTAATGACGAGTATGGCTACCGATACGGTGGCAAGTCGCATAAGTCTATTCAAGAGGTAGTATTAAAACTACCCGACATAGACTTACCAAGAAAGGGGCTTACTCCCTTTGCTCAGGCAATGCCAGACGAGTATAAAAATGTAGACGCAGTTATAGCGTATAGAAAATATTACAATAAAGATAAATATAACCTTTTCTCATGGAAAAGCAGGGAGATACCAGAATGGATAACAACTTAACAGAACTACTAAAAGAAGCATCAGTCGCATACTACGAGGGCAACCCGTTTATGAAAGACAATGAGTTCGATAAGTTAGCAAAAATAGCTGACTTTAAAGATGTAGGTGCTGTAGGCGGAAGAGTCGAGCATATGTTTCCAATGTACTCACTTCAAAAAGTATTTGAAAACGAGCACTCGACCAAGAACCCTTTAGCTGAGTATAGTGGTAAAACTATGTGGACTCCTAAATTAGATGGGGCAGCAGTATCTTTAATTTATTGTAGAGGTCAGTTTGTAAAAGGATTGACCCGCGGAGACGGGAAGAAAGGGTTAGACATTACAGAAAATCTAAAGAATATCGTACCATTAGAGTATGATTTCGATAAAGTTCATCAATGTATTGCAACGCCCCGCCCGTACTCCCAAATCACAGGAGAAGTAGTAGCCTCAAAAACTATCAAGAACTCAAGGAATTATGCCGCTGGAGCTCTTAACTTAAAGGATTCTAATGAATTTAAGGAAAGAGAATTAACTTTTATAGCATATGGTATACAGCCTAGTAACGAACCTTTATGGTCGAACGAATTGACAAATCTTAACGTAGCTGGATTCAATACAATAATTGATTCTGAATGGCATCAGTTCCCAACTGATGGTATGGTGTGTAGAATAGATGATCAATCAGAGTTTGATAGTTGGGGCTACACTTCTCACCATCCTAGAGCTGCCTACGCTCTCAAAAGAATACAGACAGGAGTTGAAACAACACTCGTAGATGTACTTTGGAATGTAGGTAAATCTGGAGTAGTTGCTCCAGTAGGCATTCTAGAGCCTGTCGACATCGACGGTGCTAATGTTAGTAAAGCAACTTTACATAATATAGCATATATAAACAGCCTTAACCTAGAAATCGGCTGTAAAGTAGAAGTAATAAGAAGTGGTGAGATTATACCCAGAATAGTCAGGAGAGTGTACTAATGTTGTTACTGTACACAGAAGAACAGCTTTACAAGGCATACAAAGTATATATAAGGGATATAACTAATGACACAGACGAGATACCCAATATAGATGTTTTTAGAGATATGTTTGAAACTAGTGAACAGGTACAACAATTAGCAGATAGAGAATTCAATGAACACTAAAATAAGAAAAATACGTAGGCGTATTAACAGAGACTTATGTCTTTTTTTACCGCCTTTCATCGCCCTTGCAATCGTATGGGTATTTATTAGTTCGGTTAACCCTTACTAAATATATATGAAAGAGTCAGTGAAATCGTTTAAAACACCTAAACTAACTATGGATTGGTACATAAAGTGGCTGTCGTCTGCTATTATATTAGTAGCGATGTCCCTCAGAACTACGGGAGAATTCCCTTTTGCTGATATGTGCCTTTCCTTGGTTGGTTGTGCTGGTTGGATAGCTATAGGAGTTATCTGGAAAGACAGAGCAATTCTAATTCTTAACACAGTAGCTTGCTTCATACTTTTAACAGGAATAATTAACACACTAATAGGTAAAATATAATGCAACCATATGAAATAAGAGTAATGGATTTAGATACTAAATTTATAGAAGAAAACGTTAACGGCATAGCAGCCACAGATATTCAAGGATTAAAAAAGTATAGCAATACGAGTTTTGGAGTCTTTGCTACACAGAATATACCTATGGGAAGCATAGTAGTAAAACTAGAGGGCGAGTGGCAAGCACACCCTTGCAGAGTTTCTATACAAGTAGGAGAACGGCATTTACTTAGTTCAATAGGTAGTTCTGTAAATCACCACTGTAGTGCAAATACTTTGCTAATGATAGCTATACAAAGTTTAGATGGAAAAATGGGAGTGGTGCCTTGGTATTCTAGAATAACAGGAACATTATCCAGTATGGTCATAGGAAACCCTTACCCAGTATTAGTATCTACTACAGCTATTAGCATAGATGATGAAATTACTTTTAACTATAATCACTCGGAAGCTTTATTAAGCAATCCGTTTAAATGCAGTTGTTGCAATACATGGATTAGAGGTAAAAATTACAGCTATGAGTAAAGAACAAAAATGAGTGGACTATATAACGAAACATACTTTAGTACAAGACCTGAAGAAAGAGATAAAGACGGGGTTTTATACGGAGTTGTTTTAGTTAATAAGAAAACGTGGGAAAGAGAGTGTATAAAAGTTGGGATAGCCTCTGGAAAAGATTGGAGGCACATTATAAAGCGTAGCAGAGGATTTAAAGGATACGACCTTCGTATTCAGAGAAGCTACCATGATACTCTTTATAATGTATGGAAAATAGAACAGGAGCTACATGAAAAATATCAACATGAAAAATTTGTGCCAAAAGTTAAGTTTGGGGGTTATACAGAGTGTTTCGAAATTACTTCGCTCATTCTTCGGGACTTTCCTAAAAATAGTTCTTGACATAGCACCTGATATTTGATATAATATATGTATATAAAAAAATGAGAGAAGCTATGCAACAAATTCTACCACCTACTACTTGTCCAACCTGTGACTCAGTATTAGTTTGGGAAAGAGATCAGCTATTTTGTGAGAACACTACGTGTTCAGGTAAAACACACAAGATGATTGAACACTTTGCTAAAGCTCTCAGAATAAAAGGGCTCGGACCTAAAAGTATAGAAAAACTAGAGATTACATCAATATTCGATTTATACCAACTACCATTAGAAATGATGATAGATGCATTAAATTCCGAGAAATTAGCAGTAAAATTATATAGAGAAATACAGAATAGTAAAAATCAGGAATTAGTAGATTTACTACCAGCCTTTTCTATAAAGTTAATAGGGCGAACAGCTTCTAACAAGATATGTTCACACATAAGATGTATTAGTGACATTGACGAAGACATATGCAAAGAAGCAGGTTTAGGTCCGAAAGCTACAGATAATTTGCTCGACTGGTTAATAGAAGATTTTACGAACGGATATGACAGATTACCTCTTTTATGGAAACAGCTTACTCACATTGAAGTAGTAGACTCAACTAATAAAGAAGTAGTATGTATATCAGGTAAACTAAAAAGTTATAGTACGAAAGCAATAGCCAAGACACTTTTAGAGAAAAACGGCTATATAGTAAAAAGTGGTTTAACAAAAGATGTAACTATTCTCATTAACGAGAGCGGTATAGAATCCGCCAAAACAAGAACCGCCCAAGATAAGGGCATAACAATAATAACAAATCTTAAAGATTTATTAAAAATAGGACAAAACAATGGCATTACCTAAATGGACAGAAGAAAGAACCGCAAGTCTTGTTGACTTAATTGGTTCCGAAGCCCCAGTTTCACAAGCTACTGTAGCATCTGCTGCAACAGACTTGGAAACATCTACACGATCAGTTTCTAGCAAACTTCGTAAAATGGGCTATGACGTAGAATTAGCATCTTCAGTATCTCACCGAACTTTCAGTGCGGATCAAGAAGCTACTCTATCACAATTTGTTACTGACAATGATGGTCAGTACACTTACGCAGACATCGCGGCATCTTTCGAAGATGGTGCATTCTCTGCAAAATCAATACAAGGGAAAATTCTTTCAATGGAATTAACTTCCCATGTAAAACCAGCTGAGAAACCTCAATCAGTCAGAACTTACTCTCCCGAAGAAGAAGCTACATTTACTACTATGGTAAATGATGGTGCATTTGTTGAAGAAATCGCAGAAGCACTTGGCAAGACTGTAAATTCAATTCGAGGAAAAGCACTTAGCTTGTTACGGTCTGGCGATATTAACGCTATACCTAGACAAAAGGAAACAAAAGGCTCGTCTAAAGCTGATCCTTTGTCTGAAGTAGATGTTGCAAATATGAACGTTGCTGACATCGCTGATGAAATTGGCAAAACCGTACGCGGTGTGAAAACTATGTTGACAAGACGTGGTCTTACATGTACCGATTATGATGGCGCTGCTAGAAAAGAAAAAGCTTCTAGCTAAGTTTCATTTTATCTGGCAAGTATGGCAACACCGCTTGACGGTCAATCCCATACTTGCCTTTTTTATCTGGGAGATAGAATTTGAATCTAACTTCAGCATTGCTGAAACAAATTATTACGCAAGAAGATCACGACACTTGGGGTAACCTACGGGAAAATTACCTAACAGCCGAGTATCAAACTCTTCATCGTGTAATGGCTACCCATGTTAAAAAGTTTACAAAGCTACCAACCTTCGAGGACTTAAAATTATCCATTAGGGATAGAAAGTTGCAAGAGAAAATCTTTGCTATAGAAGCGGTAGAAGTAGATGTAGATGCATGGGTATTGTTAGAGTACTTAAAGAATGAGTACACTCAAGTAGAAATCTTAGATGAATTAGACGGTTTTATTGAAAAGACTGTCGCTATCTCCTCAGCAGAGGAAAACGTTGAAGCATTACAACAGATAGTACTAGACGTTGGTGAAAAGGTTGACCTTAAGCCACCCGAAGAAAATATGCAAGTAATAAATCTATTTGAATCAGAGTCAGAAATTAAAAAATATCTACCTCTTGGTTTAAATCAAGATTACGACCAACAAATAAAGTTCTCTCCCAGAGACTTGGTGCTTGTAGGCGGTCGTAGAGGGGCTGGTAAAACGTTTACCTGTGTTAATATTGCAAACAATTTGTATGAAGCAGGCAGAGGTTCTATTTACTTCACAATCGAAATGGATAGTCGATCCATTTTACAACGAATGTGTTCACTAGGAACTAGCGTTCCAGTTGGCAGACTCATTACTAGAAACATGAATGAAAATGAATGGAATAAAGTAGCGGGTTGGTGGGCAGGTCGTTTTGAAGGTGGAGAAGAACTATTGCCTAATTACTATGAGAAACGAGATTTTGATACGTTTCACACAGAATTAACGAAAAGAAAGCTCACTAAAGATCGACAGTTAGATGTGGTATATGATCCATTTTTAAGTTTATCTAGGATTCGCCAAGAACTAGAGACTAGGGTAAGTCAGAATAATATCGGAGTTATCATAGTGGATTATTTAAACCAAGTACGACGCCACAACGCACCCAACAGGTCGGGACAGTATGATTGGACAGAACAGATTGAAGTCAGTAAGACTTTAAAGAGTATAGCACAAGAGTACGAAATACCAGTATTTTCTCCTTATCAGACAGATAATACAGGTGAAGCCAGATTTGCAAAAGGTATCCTTGATGCCGCAGATGCCGCATTTACTATTGAGACGTGGTCTCCAGAAGATGAGTGTATTACATTCAACTGTACAAAGATGCGTAGTGCAAAAATGGACGGATTCACAAGCGTTATGAATTGGGACACATTAAAAATCGGTCCTCAATCCACAATGAATCCAGCAGATAGAGAAGCAATAAAAGACAGTTTATCAACAGGTGAAGATATACATGAGGCAATATAATGGCAATTAAAAAGAAATCATACGAACGGTTAGAAGAAACCAATATCCAAAGAGTAATAGAGGCTTTAAATAGTGAAAAACCTATTACTAAAAAACAAGCATGTGAGATGTTAAATATTAGTTATAATACTAGTAGACTTTCAAAAATTATTGAAACGTATAATAGTGACAGAGCTTACAGAAAAACTAGAATGGATAAGAATAGAGGCAAGTCTGCTTCTAAACTAGAGATACAAGAAATGATTATGGGTTACTTAACTGGAAGCCCTGTTAGCCATATTGCAAAAAGAATGTATCGTTCACCAGCTTTTATAAGAGGTAACTTAGATAGAATAGGAGTGCCTACTAAAACTCCAGAAGGCGAAACCTTTATACCACCAGATGAGTGTGTAAAGTATGAATTTGAAGAAGGCGAATGGGTATGGTTTAATGATGTACACCCTAACTGCAAAGGTGGTAAGGCTGGCATAGTACTAAAACAATGTACTAGTGAGCTAGGAGATTCGCAAGGACACAAAGCATACACTATACAATATTGGGTGCCTGTAGAATGGAAAGAAGGTATGTGGATTGGCTGGTGGCCTGGCATTAAAAGATTTGGTGCTACAACAGTTAAAGCAGCTTATGATCTAGCTTCTATACAGCATTTAATAGAAGAATATGATATCAAGGGAGAATCTTTGTAATGGCAAGTGATAGAATAGGAGTAAAGTCTGCTAATTTAGTATCGGTTCCACCTTTTGAGGTGAGAGCTATAACAACAGATTTTATATTACAGCAACCAACTGTAAAAGAAAATATACGAAATGTACCTCTTAATACAAGATTGGTAGACAGTATATATAAAGAGGGAATAAAGAATCCACATTTGTGCATGACAAATTGGTATCCTTTAGCGGGCAGTCAAAGACTTAGAGCTGCGTTACATATAAAAGAAAACATTGATAAGAACTGGAATGAGAACATAACTGTTCACCGATTCCTAGAAGATTATCATAATGTATTTTATCTTTGGGGCGACGAAGAGTTTAGGGGCAAAGCAATCGCAATTTGGTTTCAACTACAGGAATTAGTATTTAAAAGCCTGTACTATGAACATGAAGTTGACGCAGACGGAACTAAAATGACGGTTTATGAGGATATAGGCGAAGAACTGGAGTGGGATCATGACAGAAATAATAATCCAGTACGTACTGATAATGATACTAGTAATACTATGGAATATGTAGATGAAAGTAATTGATTTAATTCAAGAACGAAATCTCGATTACAAAGTATCGGGTAGAGATTATTTAGTCAAGTGTTTGAATCCAGAACATGACGATAGTAATCCTAGCATGCGTATAGATAACGTCACAGGAGTTTTTAATTGTTTTTCTTGTGGGTTTAAAGGAAATATATTTAAAATGTTTGGAGCACCTTCAAACTTTTTAGATATAAAAAGACAGAAATTAACGGATTCAATAGAGGAAAAAAGGTCTTCAAGTATTGGTTTATCCTTTCCTAAAGGATACACCCCTTACAATGGTAACTGGCGAAATATAAGACCAGAAACATATAAGCACTTTGAAGCCTTTTTACATCACGAAACCCAATTTGTTGGGAGAGTAGTATTTCCTATTCGTGATATTACAGGGAAGGTAGTAGCTTTTAATGGTAGGCACATGACACTTAGTGAAAAAGTTAAGTACATGATATATCCACCACAAGCTACCCTTCCCTTGTATCCTGCTAGTGTAAAACCTATAAAAGGTAGAGCAATTCTTGTTGAAGGGATTTATGATATGGTAAATCTTTTTGACAAGGGTTTGTCTAATGCAGTTTGTTGTTTTGGAACGAACAACATAGACCAAGATAAACTAGCTATTCTTAAAATGC